CCAAATCCGTGCCAGGCAAAGGCACATTGAAAGAATATTGGCTTGAGCCTGATGAGATAGCGAGAATCAAGAAACCTGTGCAGTTAGGTTTGGGATTGCTTGGAGGACATAACTATTGAGAGAACCAAAGATAAAAAATGAAATCTATGGCGAGTATTGGGCAATGCCAATATTTGAATGCGATTGTTGTGGTGGCGATATGGTCGAATGGGTCGAGGTAGGTGATAAATTCTATTGCCCTGATTGTGCATTTAAAGATGGGTTAATCGGTGAAAAAGAATACCTTGATAAATCCTACTATTGGGCAGACCACGATGATGCTAGAGCCGTTGTGGTAGATGGCGATATCTATGTAGCATTCAAACATGAAAAGTTCCCATGGGAAAAGACCAATAAAGATTATCGGCAATCGAAAGAGTATAAGGATTGGCGAGAATCCGTATTTGTAAGAGATGGGTTTAAATGCCAAATCTGTGGGCAAGTCGGTGGCGAACTTAATGCACATCACATCAAGACATTCAAGGATCATCCGGCATTAAGATTTGATGTAAACAACGGCATTACACTTTGTGCAAAATGCCATAGAGAACTTCATAAGAGGTTAAGAAATGGGGATAAAAAGGGTTGTAGATACGGACTTTTGGACAGATGAAAAAGTGGAGCAGTTTACACCTGAAGAGAAATACCTTTGGGCATATCTGCTTACGAATCCATACACCAAACAGTTAGGTATTTACCACATAACAAAAAAGCAGATGTCTTTCCAAATGGGATATGACATCGAAACAGTTACCAAGCTACTCGACAGATTTGAAAATGAATTCAAGATGATTCGGTTCATTGATAGCGAAGTAGCAATCAAGAACTACTTGAAGTATTCCATTGTCAAAGGTGGCAAACCTGTCGAGGATTGCTTATTGGCTGACATCAAAAAGGTCAAACACAAAGAGTTGATCGATTGGGTCTTCGATAATTTGGAAGAGCCGAATGTCACAGTTAAGAAAGTCATGTCTATTTGGAAGAAAGAAAGTAACAAAGAAAGTATTAATGACAATGACAATGACAGTATCGTGGACGTATCGTCGACGATTCGTAACGATGGAACGATTCCTAAATATGATCCATCTAAAAATAAACCGATGGATATGAACACAGAAAAGGAATTATTGAACCTGATGAAAGGAAGAGCATGAAACAAAGAATTTTCAACAAAGGCAAAGGATGGTACATAAGTGCATCCAATTACAAAGACAAGGAAGACAAGGCTTTCATGAACGTACATTTTGCAAAGTGCGAAGAACCAATTTACAAGAAAGCCGGAGATAACGATTTTGTCTTCGTAGATATCGACATCCAAGAAATGAAGTACGGAGCATATAAAGGAAAAATCAATCTTACTGTCTTCAAATATGAACTGATCCATAACGATAGCAAGTACACCGAGATGGACAAGTTTGCAGAAGAGATGAAACCATATGCCGATAAATTCGGTGCTACTCAATCCATCGAGATCGATGAAGGTGAATTGCCTTTCTATTGAGGTGAACAATGAAGGACTATACATTCAAAGTCACAAGAGTCGAGTACATCACAGTTACTGCCGATGACTTGGATCTTGCCTACGATGTACTTGAAGACAATTACGATATTGAAGATGCCGAAGTGCATTTATACGAGGTTGGCAATGACTACAAATGAAAGAGATTTGATCGCCATCTATTGTCTGCACATGGGCATCCATACACCTTCAAACATCAAGAAGCAGATTGAAGAATACGAAGAGATTCGTGAGATTGTGAATCTCTGTTGTGAAGAGATAGAAAGGTTTAAAGATGGTGAAACAGTTCACAGACCTTGAAGAAGTCTACAACCGATTAGGTGGAATCCCATGCCTTGTCACTATTAGAGATGATGGCATCTATGGGGAAACGATTGTGATCGAAGCGATTGCAACAAACGGAAGAAAGAAAAAACTAGAAGGGATAGGAAATGAAGTCGATTCTTGTGATTGATACACCAAAGGATTGTGGCGATTGCCGACTTAATTCTCACACAGAATATGACTTTGATGTCTGTTGGATAACTCAAGGAAAAGGCGATTGCCCATTGAAACCTTTGCCCGAACCAAAAGACATCGGCTATCCAAATGATGACTATGATGTTGGTTTCGGTGATGGTTGGGATGCTTGTTTGAAGGAGTTACAGAAGTGAAAGCAGTATTAGTGATTGATATCGATGATGATATGATTGGCGAAGTTGACTATACTGTCATGAACAAAAAAGAAATGGTAAATGGTAGAACTGAATTAAGACCATTGCCACCGAAACTTGACGCAAACGATTGGCACAGAATGTTTAGCGGTTTGTTCAGCGAGAGAGAAGCAAAAGGCTATGGATGGAATGTTTGCCTTGATGTAATCACAGGAGAAACAGAATGATATTTAAGAAAAAGGAAAAACCAATAGAGAGATATTGGGAAGATGGACTTTATATGGAAATCAAAAGTATTAAGCAACAAGTCTTATTAAACGAGAGTCAGCACAGATTAGGGTTAATAGATCCTAGCGAATATAAAAAGACTCACGATGCCATCGATCAGAGAATAAGGCAATTAGAATCCAAAATGGCTTTCGATGAGCAAATGGGCAATCCGTTAGATGCTTTAGAAAGGATGTTTGAATGAGTGGGTTTGACATGGCACAGATGACAGACAAGGAACTGTTAGAGTGCATTGATGACATCTTTGCAAATGACATAGTGGTTTGGAAAGATGAAGACCACTACGAACCGAAAGGAACTAAACAGGATCTCTATCGCAAACTGTATAACTTTCGGCTAGACTTCCACAATGCGATGGCATTCAAAAAATATGCAGAGAAGATGAAGAAAGAAGGTGTGGTAATTGATTGAGCCATGTGTACCATTCTCATTTATCGATGAGATGATTGAAGACCTCGAGGAAGATTTAGAGGATATGGTTCAAAGAAACGAGGACAGAGAATCCTGGTTGAAGATTTCCGGCATGATCGATGGATTAAAACTTGTAAAGAGAAAGTGGTACGAACATGACCGATAACGATTTCATCGAGTGGTTGAGAAAAGAGTTATATGAAATGCTTTACAACCGAGAAATAGACCATGATGTCTTAATGGTTTATATCAGGTTAATACATAAGTGGAGAGTTGAGAATGAACGAAAATGAATTCATCCTACAAGACCGATTAGGTGTCATAAGAGATACCATCAACAAGTATGGTGAAGAAAACTTCTATTTATCGTTTAGTGGTGGGAAAGATTCTACTGTGGTTCATCATTTGCTGGATATGGCTTTGCCTGATAACAGGATTCCTAGAGTCTTTGCTAACACAGGGATAGAGTATAACGATGTTGTAATGTTTGTTAAAACGATGGCACAGAATGATGACAGGATCGTGATGTTGCAACCAAAAAAGAACATTAAAAAGGTGTTGGAAGAAGTAGGATATCCGTTTAAATCAAAAGAACACTCAAAGAAGGTCGAACAATACCAATGCCGAAACACAATCACAGAACACTTGAAGAACTACATAAACAGGACAGGAAAATACCAAGGCGAATACGGATGCCCAAGCATTCTTCGATATCAGTTCACACCACAATGCACATTGAAAATATCACACAGATGTTGCAATGAACTAAAAAAGAAACCTACCACCAAGTATGTGAAAGAAACAGGTAGGTCAATCATAATAACAGGAATGATGAGAGAAGAAGGTGGAGCAAGACAGAGAATCGAGTGCGTTCATTTCAAGAACGGAGAAATAACAAAGTTTCATCCTTTGGCAAAGGTGGATCACGATTGGGAACATTGGTTTATTGATGAATACAACATACCATTGTGCAAACTATACTATCCACCATATAACTTTAGAAGGACTGGATGTAAAGGATGCCCATTCGCTCTTACACTATCCGAAGATTTGGCTACAATGGATGCCTGTGGAATGGAAAACGAGAGAAGACAAGCAGAGTACATTTGGCAACCTGTTTACGAAGAATACAGAAGAATAGGCTATCGACTTAAAAGAGAGGAGCAAACGAAATTATTTTGAAAATACTAATTGACTTAATAAATGCGATTACAGAACTGATTATGGTGTTGCTTCGTGCTTCATTCCATGTCGCATTAGGAATGTGTGCAGTTATCATGATCCTCATGCTAGTGATTATGATTGCTTATATCATTAAGGTCTGCATCGAGGAGATAAAAAAATGAAATTGTTGCTAGTGATAGATGTTGCTGATGATGTCGCAGAAGCCTATGAAGACTTCACAGTTGATTATGACTTACGAGGTACACCGAAAGAAGACCAAACAGTAAATGAGAGCATCAAATACATTGAAGATGCAGAACCAAGACCTTTGCCACAAAAGACATATGCAGAGTTCCCTGATCCTTACAAGTATGGGTTTGCAGATGGTTGGAACAGATGTCTTGAGGAGATACGAAAATGAGTGGATTCAAGAAGATGGCTTTGTATGATGTCTATTTAGAGGACAAGAAAATCGATTGCGACATCATAGACAATCTCGCATCGAGGTATCACACTACTGCGAACTGCATTCGTTCATGTATGTGGCATCATGTAAGATTAAACAAAATGTACACATTTAAGAAAACAGGCGAGTTTGTCCTCTATATGAATTTAAGTGACTTCGATATTACACCTTACTGTCCTAAATACACTAGGAAAGAAACGAAAGAACCTACCTACGAAGAAACCATGATAATGCACTTAAAAACGTATGGGAACTTCGCTCTAGGTAGGAACGAGAAGAATCCGGCTAAATACTTACCAAAACTGTACGAATTGGGATTTGACTGCAAGATAAACACTTACGTTGATCCTAGCATTCGCACAACACATAGAAAGCCAAAGGAATATTACTCCATTGAGGTAGTACGTTATGTTTGATGAAATACAGAAAAACTTGAGCCATGAGTGGCGAGATGCACAGACAGATATGGAAACCTTTAAGCAATGGACAGACAGAAAGATAAACACTTATACCTGTTTAAAAAGATTCCGCAGACATAACCGAATCGATGGGAACGTTTATATTGATGTCGAAATATTTACTCTATGGCTGAATAGCATAGGATGGTGCAGAGATGGATTACAAGACATTAGCAACTGACATGGCAGAGTACAGGGAAAACAAAAAGAGATTGGTGAAAGCCAAGGATGAATTAGATGTCATCCTGTACGATCTCTGCGGTGTTAGAGGTGTCAGTTATGACTCAATCATGGTACATGGAAATCCCACTCAAAAGGCTTTAAATTGGCTTACAACGGAAGACAAGTTTAACGAGAAAGAAAACGAGATCAAAAGGTACGAAGCAGCTATAGCGAATGTCGAATCTATGGAAAAGAAGATCCCTAAAGAATTGTGGGCAATGCTACATGAAAAGTTTATCCAGGGAAAAACCTATGAGTACATGGGCATCAAGTACGGATATTCAAACAATGGTATGTGGCATTGGTTAAAGCGAGAAACGGAGAAATTCTTATGAGATTCCATTGTTTCTTTGAGCAATCCGGCACATTTAAAAACGAGTTTAAGAAACTTGGATATGAAGCCTATGACTATGACATTCTTAATGACTTTGGAGAAACCGACTATGTAGTAGATTTGTTCAAAGACATTGAAGATGCTTACACACACACACACACAGACCGCATTTGACAACGTAAAGGAAGATGACCAAATTATTGCGTTCTTTCCATGTGTAAGATTTGAAAATCAAATCATGTTGCATTTTAGAGGACAAGTTTATCAAATCAAAGACAAACCAATGTTAGAAAAAATGGAATATGACATGAAGCTGATGGATGAATTAAGAAAAATGTATCTGCTTGTCAACAAACTGTTTATTGTCTGCATCAGGCGAAACATCAAGCTGATTGTAGAAAACCCATATAGCGAAGAGCATTTTTTAAGAAGGTATTGGTGTCTTCAACCATCCATTATAGATAGGGATCGAAGAGAACGAGGTGATTACTTCAAGAAACCTACACAATACTGGTTTGTGAATAGAGAGCCATCGAATAATTTCATCTTTGAACCAATGCCACAGAATAGCATAGGGTGCAACGATGCTATTCGATTGATGAACAAGGAAAGTTGGGAAAAGACCGGAGCAAAAACAGTAAAGGTCGCAAGATCAATGATTCATCCTGATTATGCCAACCGATTCATTAGGGAATTTATCTTATGACAGTATGGGATTTAAAAGCCTTGTGCGAACAGAAAATAAAAGATGAACAATTAACCGAGGAACAAAGAAACGCATGGCAGAATGCCTTAAAATCGGTCGAGATCAATTTAAAAGAAAGGGAACAACATGAAAGCTAAATTTTGTGAACCATTAGAACCACCAAACATTCACTATGAGCGAGTATTTGTAATACTTCAAGATGGCAAGACAAGACAATATGACAATGCTACTGTCCATCTGTTCGACAACCAATTAAGTGTTGTTGCAAAGGAAGGAAAAGCGATCTTCAACTTCAACAACATCGTTGGAGTGCAATGCTACAATTGTACGGATATGTAACGGAGTAAGGAAATGTTAGGAATTGTTACTACAAAAGATGCAACAACGAACGAAATCATTTCGGTAGTTGCAAAAAATGATTGTGGCTTTGAATTTGAAAGACCGAATTGGAGAACGGAAGAGCATTACAAGGCTATTGAAAACACAACCGAAAGAGAACATGAAATGCGAATGGATTCAGGATTCGCATCACTTGGAACTGCCGGAAAGTATGCACAATGGGATTGCGTATCTCATAACTATGAAATAGAAATTGTTGTCTACAAGAATTGCAACGATGACACAATTCTGTTCCATGTAAAGATGGACAAAAGTGGAATATATCTTCTTTAGTGATAACATAAAATCAAGAAAGGTGATTATCATGTTATTTAATCTATTCAAAAAGAAAAAGGAAGAACCGAAACCATTAGTACGCACGATCACAGAGATCAACTATCTAGCCGATACGGAGAACGCAGACAAAATCTATAAACTTGTCAAGGATGACTTAAACGAGAATCCTGAATA